GTTGGTGGTAAGTAGATTTGTGTATTATTAACACTATCTCTTGTCAATACCCAAGGGTAATAAGTTGCAGTATAGTTAGAGTCAATACCACTTTCTTCTAAAATATTTACCGCCTCTTGTGGGTAAATTAATGCACTTGGGTCAGGACTTGGAATAAATAAATCACTATCAGCCGTTGTACAAATATATAATGAGTCAGCTCTGTTAAACTCAATCATTTCAATTGCCTCCTCAACTAAGTCAGAGTTATTTGAATAATCAATACCCGGAGTAACAAATATGTTAATATTAACCGCCTCAGGATTTGAGAATGTTTGTTGTCCTAATAAGTATGCGTAGTAATCAGAATTACCATAATCAACACTATTGTTTCCAACAGTGATTTTCTTGAACGCTCCCCATCCTGTAGCTGTTGGATATTGTATATCCGTACAAGCTCCGTTTAAGTAACCTCTTCTACCTAATTTAAATGTATCTGTGTTACTTCTAGATTCTCTATAGATGTCCCACCCGTCAAAACCACCTTGTACTAATAATGAGAATTTACGTGAGTATATTCTGTAGTAAGGACTTGTTTCACTTGTTGGGTCAGATGTGAATGTTGCGTCACCAACATAATAAGCCGGAGTTCCACTTGTTGTATATACGTTTGATATTGTAATACCACTTGCGTTTTTATCCATATGGAAACCTTTTGTTAATGTTAACCATTCTGCAGCATCACTATCAATACATAGATTTAAAGGTTTTTGTTTACCTTTATATTGGAAGAAATCAACATCGTATCCAGCTCCGTTTCCTGTTGAAACCCCTAAGTAAGTTCTACGAACATTATCACCCGGACTTAACGTAGCGTCGTTACCACCTGAACTTAATCCAAATGGTGGGTCAAATACTACTTCACCAGGGTAATCATATTTAGTTTTGTAAATCGGGAATGGAGACCTTGATGAACCGTATTGTCTGAATTTAAATCCTTGGAATCCACAAGGTAATGTGTCAATTGGTGCGTCTTCATTCATTTCTACCATAATGTATTTTGAATTCAATTCATACTCACCATCAGTTGTACCAATTTTTTTAGCCACAAATGAATTATCATTTGGGTTCATAGTACAATTAGTAAATTTCTCAATAACTACAGGATTATTATCCGTATCATAGAAATCTCTAACCAAAATATCAAATGTTAAATTACCGAAAGACATATTCGCAATAGATATTTTAACTTCAGTATTAGCAGCATTACCATCAGATATCGTTGCAAATCTAAATAAGTTAAATACTTTATTACCTCTAACTTCAGAAACAACCCACGGAGAAACCGGTGTTTGATATCTTTCTAAGTAGTAAGCAATTGATGAAGAATCTCCACCCGCTGCTCTTGGTAAATCTAATAAATTACAATTTAAACCTCTAATATATCCTTTATTATATCCATAATTCAATAACGCTTGGAATCTTTCTTCGACAAATACCGGAACTGTTGTTCTTGGTTTAGCAAAATTTGAAGAACCAAATACTTTAGGTAAATATTTTGAATCTGACTCACTAAAAGACGTTTCAAAGAAGAATGTATTACCATCATAATCAGTCACATTAAGACCAAACGTTGCGAATGGATTTTTAGCAATGTTTGAATAAGTTGATGCAGTACAATTAATAGACACATCTGTTGCTCCTGTAACTTCATAAGCCGGACCATCACTACCTGTACCATAAGTTGCAATACCTCTTGAACGAAGTGTTGCTATAACCATATCATCAAAATCAGTATACGAAACACCTGAATATGTGTAAATTTTACCACTTACCGTACCACTATAACAAGTTGTTATTGTTCCGGTATTATTTGAACCTGTATTACCTGATGTTGCAGGATTACAAGGATTATATACACTAACATTAACAGTCCAACTTTGTACATTAGAACCATCTTGTGAAGTTAAAACATATGTTTTTGTTCCCGCTGAAAAGTTTTGTGTTGTTCCTGTACTTACTTGTTGAACACCACTAACGGTAACACCTGTTGTACAAGCACTATATACAACAGTTAATGCTGTTAATCCTGATGTTGGTGTACCTTGTGGTAATACAACGTCAATTGTATTTGTATTATAATTTATACTACCAACAGTATTTGAAACTGTTGCAGAACTCATAGAAAATGAATAGAATGTTGCACAATTTGATGATGATGTTGTTGCAGTTAAATTAGTTACAACATTATAGAATGAGAAACCACTATATGAACCATTAGTGTTATCGAATAAAGAATAATACCAAGGGTCATTATTAGCATCTGTGTAATCAGCATTAGTTGAACTTACACTATCAATACCATAAACATTATTTTCCGAAGTATAAGCACTTAAAGAGTTATAGTCAGAACCTGAAATAGTACCATAGTAGTTAATTGATGTTGCCGAACTACTTGGTGTAGTTATAATGTTAAATAATTGTGTTTGAATATTATCTAAAATTCTTGAAGTACTACCGTTAAAGGTTTCGTAAGTATCATTAATTTTATTTGATATAGGTGATGGGACACCAGATACTTCAACAGTACCAATCCCACTATTACAACCTGTAAAAGTAAATGTGAATGGTGTTATAGTATAACCTGTACATACGTTAGCACATAACGCTAAGTCATATGTAAACCCTGAACATTTAAATCCTACGGTTGATTTATCTACGTTCGCGATTGTTCTAAAAGACCAAGATGGTCCCGCGTCATATCCTGACAATCCCAAAATTCTTGTAACAAACAACTGATTAGATTGTTGTAAATAAGATTTTGCGATATACGAAGCTTCATACTTCGGTATTTGTGTATTAATAAATTTTTCAGGTGTTGTCCCTCCAAAGAAGTTAGTAAATTCATCAAAATTTCGTATAAAGATAGGTTCGAAAGCTGGACCTTTAAGAGTCTCACCAACAATACCTAATGTGGTTACACCCACACTCTGTGCTACGAAACTTAAATCAACTTCGGAAGTATATACCCCGGGAGATACGAATACTTTGCTGTTTGTTGCCATTAGTTTGTCTTGTTTATAATTTTATTTATATATAAATATTAAAAAAAAATCAAAATACTTTACTTCGTAGCAACTATTTATATTTTAGGGAGATTATTTTCTGCCTTTTTTCTACTTATGGATAAAGACGTTAAAAAGATTAAAAATTTAAAGATATCGGTGGAGACACACGAGATTCTTAAAACCTACTGTGATAAGAAGGGAATTAAAATGTATCGTTTTTTAGAACGACTAATTGTTGAGAAATGTAAACCAACAAAAGACATCTATGGTGAAGATTAAAATATCTTATCAATAAATTGAATTGTTGATTCTATTAGTTCATTGTTTTTAACAATTTCTAATCTTAAAACATCACCTGAATTAATTTGTATTAAATCCAAATCAGACCCATAATAATCATCATTGATGTAAACGTCAAATGAATAAACATTAGTTGTTTCACCAATCTTAATATCAACAACATAATTAAAGACTTGAGTTAATGTCGTATTATCAACTAAAAACAACGCCTGACTTCCGGGACCTTCCTCGATTGGTTTTTTCTTATTACGTCTTGTTGTCTTTTTTTCAAACTCGACAACCTGTAATACTCTTGTAATTGCTGGAGAAACCTCAAATTCATCCTCATCAATTAAAAACCCCAACATAGTAAAATCATATGTTTGGATATAATATTTTCTTTTTTCAACATCAAATACTGACTCATCAGTAATACCATTCATAACGATTGGAATATAATGTCCCTTTATAACCGCATAAGATTGTCTCGATGCAAATTTTTCTAAAATGATTTGGTTAAGTTTATTTAACTCTCTCATTCTATTACAAATAATCTTAACAGAATAAGTAATGTCTACCGGTACTGGTTGGGGTATTGTGTAAATATCCATCCCATTTCGTTGTCCATCCCAAGTAGGTACTTGAGCATAAAAATATTGTCGTCTATTAGGAATATTGTATACAAGAGCGGGGTTGCTACCAAATTTAACTTCAGGTGTTCTAACAACAGTTATAAATGGAGGTTCAACATTTTTATCAATATTTTGAAAATTCCAAGTTTCCGTAAATTGAGCCCAATTCTGTGTCGTAACTAAAATATCGACTGTAGGAATTGTCTTACCTTCAACAACAACTTTTAAGTCATCTCGAACAAAATCTAAAAATCCTCTATCTAAGTCAGCGTGCAATAAAGATTTTGGAAGATAAGTTCCGTCTTTATTGATTTTATCCAAAAGTTCGTGTCTTCTTGGTAGAAGTGTTTTGGACTCCGTTAATGGTATATTTTTCTTTATTTTACTTGGTAAACCCATTTTATTGTTTTGTTATAAATATTTTGTTTCTTGAATTTATCATTTGTACCACACTTGCTTGGTATATTGGTTCTTCAGTATCTTTCATAACAAATGAATTGTACTTATATGGGTTATAAGTCACAATATTGTTATTAGGTTCACTTGGTATATCTTTACAAGGGTAACTACAATAATCAACTAAATAACCAATAACAAATGAATGAACATTTTTTCTTTTGTCGTTTATAACTTTTTCTCTTCCACCTTGTCTAACTCTAAATTCAACATCAACCAATTTAACATAGTCGGCGTGAGTGATTACTCTTCCGTTATAGGTTACTGAAAAAGTGTGTTTATGTAAATTATAATAAACCATAACTTTATCACCAATATGTTGTTTTTCTTCATTATTGGTAACAGTTTCTAATAATTTTTTATATTGATTTTCTTTAATTATAATTTTCATAATTGTAATATGTTGATAATGTTTTAACCGGTAAATGAAAATTATCTTGGAACCATTTTTTCATTGGTTCGTGCCAATGGTTATCAAACATAGAGTCTAAGTGTCTTCCATACTCACCCAAAACTTCTAAAGTTGGTGATTTGTCTCTAAAAGGTTTATGTGAAGGGTCATTTTTATCATAGTAGTCAACATCAAAATAATGAAAAACAGAATCAGAATCTTCTTCACCTTCCCACTCACCTTTAAAGAAAATTAAAAAGTTTTCATTTTCCATATCAATATCAACATATCCGTCATCATCTACACCAAGACCATAAACCCAATCCATATCATTTGAGTTAAAGGTTTCATCAATATATTTGTAGATTGAATTAAATAATCTATTTTCTGTTATTACTACTTTCATTATAGACCTCTAAATTCGTTATTTGTAACCGGAGATGCCATAATAGTTCTATAAAACGGTTTGTAACCCCCAATTGTATGTTTGTTGTCAGAAGTTACCCTTCCATCGTTATTAACCGTATAATACCTTACTTTATCTTCTGTTTCGTAGTATCCAATGTAATCACCATAACTAATTTCCACCTCTAAACTATCCAAATCTCTTTGATAAACCGACACTTTAAGGTTACCCGGTTCCATTTGGTCAATTTTAGAAGTACCTAAATATTTGTTCTCGGGTGCCATAATTTGAACATACCCTTTGAATTCAACCGGTGGTAAAAATTTAATACCATCAACAGATGTTTCTCCATACACGTCGTCGGCTTTTGTTTTATATCTATCTACACGATATAAAACTAATGTAAAGTTCATATCCCCGTGTAACCATTCGGTTCCGAAGTCCTGTTCTAACTTGAAATCCTCCGCTCCGAAGAACTTACCTATCCTTGTAATTGGTACTTTATTATTCATATTGATAAATATTATAAAATGTGTTATATTTCTATTAAAAGATTAAATTTGGAAAACAATACATCTGAAAATTCTAATTTAACAATAGAACAACGAGCAATATCTCTCCTTGAAACTTATCAGGGGGCGAATAACTATATCCTAAAATTAAAACATCAAAAGGAAACTAACAAAAGATTTTTTCCTACAAGAGCTCAATGTGATTACATTATAAATTATTACGAAGTTACACCTAAGGTAGCCAAACGATGGGTTGATTTAGACCCCTACTTTGCCAAAAAAATTGCTGATGAAAAATTATTACTTAAAATCCCCGAACAGGTATGGGTGGAAAAGCTATTAGTTGAGAAAGAAAAATCCTACCACGTTTGGGGAAAAGTATTAGATTCTGAAACTATCCACGATTTTTGGCTACCAAAAGGTGCTTTGATTAAAACACACACAATTAAGAATATTGTTGTGGATTATTCAAAATACTCTAATCGTCCACCATTGGAACATCAAAAAGAGGCAATTGAAAAACTTGCCGGGTCTAAAAGGTTTATTCTTGCCGATGATATGGGATTAGGTAAAACCACCGCAACTATTATAGCGGCATTAGAAACCGGTGCAAAGAAAATATTGATTGTTTGTCCGGCATCGTTAAAGATTAACTGGCAAAGAGAGATTGAGAACTATACCGATAGGAGTGTTTATATTTCTGAAGGTAAAAATTTCTCAATAGAACACGATTTTGTAATTGTTAATTACGATATTCTTAAAAACTTTTACGACTTAAAAGATAAAGAAAACTCCTTAATAACCCAAGGAAATTTTGATTTAATTATTTTGGATGAGGCACACTATGTTAGTAATGGACAAGCGGCGAGAACAAAATTGGTTAATAGTTTCTCTAAAAAATGTGAGAGAGTATGGTTATTAACGGGAACACCAATGACTAACCGACCAATGAACTATTTCAATTTATTATCATTAATTGAAAGTCCGGTTTCTCAAAATTGGATGGCTTACGCTATTAGATATTGTCAAGGTTATCAATTTACAGCAGGAACTCGTAAGATATGGAATGTTACCGGAGCATCAAATTTGGAAGAGTTAAGAGATAGAACATCTCGACAAGTTTTAAGAAGATTAAAAACTGAAGTCTTAGATTTACCCGAGAAAATTATTACACCTGTCTATCTAAGATTAAAGTCAAAACTTTACGAAGGATTGATGGGTGAATACTATGATTGGTATAATAAGAATCCGGACGAATCAACATCTTTAACAGTTCAATTCAGTAAGTTAATGAAGGTTCGTCAAGTGATTGCCGAAGAAAAAATCAAAGATACGATAGAATTAGCTGAAAATATTTTGGAACAAGACAAAAAAGTTATTATCTTTACCAACTTTACTGAAACATTAAACAGAATTGCCGACCATTTTGGGAAACAAGCTGTGAGATTAGATGGTTCAACATCAAAACCTCAACGACAATATGCTGTTGACCAATTTCAAGATAATGAAAAGATTAAAGTATTTGTTGGGAATGTTAAAGCAGCCGGTGTGGGAATCACATTAACCGCCGCAGAGGCAGTAATCATTAATGACTTATCATTTGTTCCGGGTGATTTGGCTCAAGCGGAAGATAGAGCATATAGATACGGACAAAAAAATTCAGTATCGGTTTACTACCCAATATTTGATAACTCAATAGAAGGAATCATCTATGATATGGTAAATCAAAAGAAACAAAACATTGGAACCGTAATGGGTGACAACATAGATGAAAAGGGTGATTTCATCTCAGATATTATGAATAGAATAAACAATCGAGGTTAATTCGGTTGTTTAGATATTTATATTAAAACAAGCCTTTATGAAAAATACAGAAAACAAAGTTAATCTATTAATTAAAGAGATTAAAAAAAATGAAACGGATAGAAAAATAACTTTAGTGTTATCGGAATCCAAAGCTGAAAAATGTACCTCATCAAAAGTTGAGGAAATTAGACAAATATTTAACATAAACCCCGGTGTTAAGAATTTATTTAAAAACTCAATTAATCTTATACTAAAAGATGTTTTCCCTAATAATTACTATGGTTGGGGTAAATATGGTGAAGGTGAAATGTCCGGAATATATGATTTAGAACAAGAAGGACGTTCAGTAATTAACAAATTGAATACAAACTATAGTTGTTTTTGTGTTCTTCTTAGAGATGTTAATAAAGTTTTATTACACACAAAACAACAACCAATTTCATTCCATAATCCTAGTGTGTTTGAACAACTAAAAGAAACTAAACGATTTGTTGATGTTATTGATGAGTATAAAGATAGGATATTTGACACAAACTCAACAACGTTTCAATCTCTTATGATGGTTTTAGGACAAACTCACGCTTGGGGTCAAAAACGTGAAGACACAACAATTGAAATCCTTAAAAAACAATTTGGTAATGATAACGTTAAAGCCGTTGGGAAACTTGGTAGTAAAGAGGATATGATTGACGGAATTGATTGTGAAATAAAAATTGATGGTGAATTAAAAACCGCACAAATTAAACCATTTACTCATTTTGTAACAGATAATAAATACTCTATAGTAATGGGTTCAGGGAATGTTAAAAAATATCACACAGATTGGATAATATTTGCCAAAAACAATAAAGAAGTTTTAATATTTGATAATAAAAATAGTAAAATTAAAGATGGTAACTTTGTTTTCCCCGAAGAAAATTTAATTTATACTCTTAGCTGATATTTATATAGAAAAACAAACCTATATGGCGATTATATCAGAACCGGAAAGAACCAAACTCTATACAAGAATTAAACACTTACTTGGAGCACCACTTCGTTCAGTAGAAATTGAAGACGAAATGATGGATAGTTTACTGGAACTATCAATTAGCGATTATTCACAATATGTTCAAGATTGGTTAATTGAATCTCAATGGACATCATTATATAATCTAAATTTAGATACACAATCATTATCACGAGCATTCATAACTAAAAGTTTAGATTATGAAACTCGATATACCTACGCTTATTCAAAAATTGTTGGACTACAAGCCGGTGGTGATTGGGAACTTAAAAAAGATTTTATAGATTTAGTTCCCGGACAACAAATTTACGAAATTCCCGCAAATAGAGAAATTAACGAAATTATGTGGTACACACCCGCAGAACTTAATAGTATATTATTAGACCCTTGGTCTTTTGGTTCGTTAGGTGCTGCCGGAATGGGGGGTCCCGGTGGTTTTGCACAAATGGGTATGTCAGGTTCTATGTTTATGATGCCAGCCTTTGATATGCTATTAAGGTTACAAGAAAACAATATCCAAAGAAGAATAATTGCTGGTGATTTAACATATAGAATTACCGCTTTACCTGAGGGTAAAAAGGCGTTACATTTAATGCAAGTACCCGGAGGTAAATTTGACTTTGGACAAGCAACAATGAAACGAGGTAAAGTATGGTATTGGTATTATGATGTTGGTCCTGCCGATAGAGACAAATGTCTTAAATCAAATCCTGATATTATTACATTACCATCAGACGTTCCATTTGAAGAAATTGATTGGATTGATTTAAATAATCCGGCTCAAGTTTGGGTTCGTCGTTGGTTTACCGCATACGTTAAAGAAACTTTAGCAAGAGTCCGTGGTAAATTTAGTGGTAACGTTAAAACACCTGACAGTGAATTAACAATGGATTATACATCATTGGCAACTGAAGCTAAAGACGAAAAAACAAAACTAATTGAAGAATTAATTGGTACCGAGGGGAGATTAACCAGATTAAAACCTGAAAAGGTTATGGAACGTGAAGCAAATATTGCGGAAAACCTTAACAAACAATTAAAGTTTAGAGCGATGCCACGACAAATATACGTAATTTAATTTATATGACTTTTATAACAAGAACAAAAATTGGTAACAAATTATTCGGAGCAATGTCTGATTTACCGAATAGAACGGCAATTAAAACAATTACTATTCCGGAACATAGAACAAATGGTGAAGAATTTATTTTAGTTAAAGATATTGATTATTGTAAAATAATTTTAGACCAAAACACAACAGAACATATTGTGATTAAAACTTTAACAAAAGTCTTAATTTTACCAATGATGGGTCAAATTGATGAACAATATGACGAAATACTTATTGATAGAGGTGCTGCCGTTGAGTTCTTTAGAGTTGAAGGTAACTGGTACATTCTGAGTTCAGATGGATTAAAATTAGAATAAAAAAAGGTGTCGAATATGACACCTTTTCTGTTTTAATTAATATGTTCTTCCCAACCCGGTTCTGCCAGTTCATAAATGTATTCAGAGCTAACTCCAACTCTATCCCAAAACTTTAATTCCAAATCAGTAATTGTTAATAAATCCTCAATAGTATCTTGGTCGGCTTCTTTATTTGGAATACCACCAATTAATTCACACTGAGTTTTAGTAAAGAACCCTCTATCTTCAGGGTTTGCAATTAATAAACTTTCTCTTAACTCCTTGTTAAAAACAATTAATAATGGTTCGACTTTTTTATTAAATGTTGAGATTGCTCTTGCAACATTGTAGTCGCCTGTTAAATCGGGGTTATTCTCAATCTCAGTTTGGTCTAACATATAACAATTTAATTGTATTGTTGAGGTAGATTTATCTTCAGGTTCTACACCATTTACTGATGTGAACAAATCTAACGCTTTTTTAGTGTAATTATTTTTGGTAATTTTTTGAACATCTCCGTGAGACGCTTTTAATCCATTATTGACATAACTAATTACATCACCTAACGATACTTTTAAATTGTGTTTGATTGCTAATTCCATATGAGCCATTCTACTCATTAATGAACCAGCTTTAGTTTTCATACCACATCTCTTTTTATAATCTTCAACAGATAGTTTAACTCTTGCTCTTTGGGCAATTTGTTTTAATGGTATTTGTTGGTTGTATATCCTTTGGTGATATTCAAAATACCACTCAATAAATTCTTGTCCTTTTCCTTCCAATAACAATTTCACACCTTTATCTAAAAACACCTCAATGTATAATGGTAATTTTTTAGACTTAATTGAATTCCCGGTTAATTTAATTTTACCATTAGATTCCATAGTTGCGTAATTTTTTCTACTCAAGTTAATACAAGAATCCCAAGTCCCATCACAATCTAACCCCATCTCGCCTTTCATAAACAAATCATTGTATTCTGCGGTGTCGGCGTAATATCCTCTATATTCTTTACCTTCTTCAACCAACCAATTCAATCCTTTTCCGATATAAACTCTATCGTCAACACCACCTTCAGGTAAACTAAAGTTAACCCCATCGGTATCAAGTACCAAAGGTGTATATCCTCTCTTAACAAAGTATTTTACCATTTGACGAAGATATTGTCTTCCGGTACAGGTAATTCTTTCCCCACTATTCATCTCCCCCCACTCATAAACGTGTGGAGCGGATAACCCACCAAACATCGAGTTGATAAAGATTTTTAATGGTAATTGTTTTCTATCGTATGATAGTGATTTTTTAGAATCTGTTGACTTATACTCGGACGCCAAGTTTTTATACATAATACGAGCGTTACGGAAGTATGTTAACATTCCTTTCATCCCACCCATTACATCACACTCAGGGAACACGTCGTGAACTAACTGAATAGATGGATATAGAGAAGAGTAATCGAGTTTTAGTACGTTGGTAGAGTAACCCACCTTAAGTAGTCTTGAAAGTCCTCCTACGAAGTCTGTCTTCTCTTCTTTTGCAGGAATAGCCAAATTGTTCTTGAATGACCAAGCCAACATAATCATTCTCCATAGTGTTGCGGTTCCCATTGTGGAAACTCTCTCATATGTTGTTGGTACCATCGATGCTAATAGAAACGTTCCTTGGTTGAATTCATCATCCACTGTCAACGTTTCCTCTAAGTCATCGTCAAGATATCTCTCCACAATGTTATCTCCGGTAACCTTTAGGTATTTACCCGGAAATCTTGTGTCTAAATTATTGAAGTCCGGATTATCCGCTCTTTTATATTTTCCGTTCTCAACGTTTAACCAATACTCCTCTTTTTTGGCATACATCGGTCCAATCTCTAAGTGGTCAATATAAACTCGGTCGGGAGCTTCAGCCTTAATGTATTGAGTAATGTATTTTAACCCGGCGGATTTAATACTTGAGTTAATTGCCTGAGCTCTACGAACTGAGTGGATAATATCAATAATGTTATAACCCCACAATTGAGTTTGTGAAAATCTTTCTACCTCGTTGGCAAGTTTTAACATACCATCCTTTTGAGAGATGGGTCTTGCCGGGTTTAAAGATTTTGCAATCTTTTTGATGTCTAAGTTAAGAGCTTTACATCTCTCAAATATCCAAAACCAGTCAAAGTTTGCAGAATTGTATCCACCAATGATTGATGGTTTAAGTTCATCAATGATGTTAAAGAATTCCACCAACCCTCTTCTTTCTTGGTCTTCGTCAGCACATTCAATAACTTTTTGGTATCCTTTGTTGGTTTTAATTCCAATCATAAATATACGACCGTCTTTAGGTTCAAGAGCAGTCGTCTCCAAGTCAAATCCGAGTCTCGTGATGTCGTTGTATTCTTCATATCCTTTGAATAATCTTTTCTCTCTTGAGATAAGGAACTGCTCAACCGGTGGAAGTACCGTTAATTTTCCTTTTGTTTTTTCACCCCACGGGTCGACACCACCCTCTTTAAAAAATTGAATGAGTGAACGATAACCTTTCATTGATTTAACCATAAATTTAAGACCTTTTTCTAATCTCTCATTACCTTTGGTTTCTAACTTATCAATGATGATTCCGTGTTTTTTCATTGCCTCTTTTTGTAAGTCTTTAGATTTTGAATAAAAATTCAAATCTCTCAAGTCTCCAACCCAAGCAAATGCCGTAAATGTATCTTTTTTGATTATCTTTCCCTGACCAGGGATTTCTTTAATTTTGTAGATTGCGTCGGTGACGTAATCATACTCGATAGCAACTATGTGCTCTTCGGGGTCATTCCCTTCAAGGAATGCCTTAATTTCTTCTTGTGTTACCATAAATATATTTTTTAGAATGACATATTGGCTCCGACTTACGTCAGGTTTGTCTTGTTTCTATAAATATATTGGAAATCTTTGAGTAAGTCAAATAGGTAAAAAAATCCCTCCTTTTTAGGGGAGGGTGTTTTTTTATTATGTTGATTTAAATGTTAAATAATTACTTATAATTGAGGTATTATCAGATAATCTCGCAGTCACTTGAACTCTATAATTATGAGTCCCTGAAGGTGGACAAGGTCCGTTCCATCCATTTACTCTATCACCTGAAGGGTATCCTGTTGGGTGAATAACTAATGATGGATTACTAATCCAAGTACCGTTTTGAGTAATACTAGTTTGGTTTGGATTAATACCCGTTACTTTCCAATGAATAAAGTTTGAAGCATCTAAATCTTCACAAAGTATTTCATAACTTGTTATAGTTTGAGTTGGTAGTAAGGTTTCAGTATTTACATTCCAACTCATTTGAGGTGAATTATTTAATTGAGAACAGTAGGTGTTATTTTTAAATCCGACCGCTATAAAATTACCATTATTAAATGACGAGCTAGTTAATATTATGTTTGGCCCCGTAAAATAAGAGTTATTAATATAGTCTAAAGTTTGTGTAGTTAAATTATACGAATAAACTAAGACAGGTGGATTACTTGAATTGTAAACTATATCAATAGTGTTTGATATAGTTATTCTAGCATAATAAGCTCCAGACGATTTTTTATATACCATATATGGATATAATGGTATTGGATAATATTCTGAAGTATATGATGATAAATCACAAGTGGTTGCCGATAAAGACGGTATTGGTGTGTAAGTATTTCCCGATGTTGGTATGGTTTCATTTATAACATTATTTAACCATATTGAACCACTTGTTGCTGGAGTATTTGTGCTATTAACTTGTGACACGGTAAAATAACCACTAAATGGTTCAAGTTTTTTTGCGGAAATAGAACTAGTAAAGTTTTGTTGATTAAATTGACTTAAAGAATTTTGATTAATATCTATTGTTGCCCCAGATGCGCTATTCACACAACCTAAATCACAGGAATCAAAATTCATATTATAAGTGGTTGTGGGCATTGTAACATTCATCCAAAAAACAGTTTCTGTAAATCCTGTAGTTACCACACTTGACGTATGTATTTGATAACTTTGCACTAAATTCGCATCAGAAGCACAAGTTCTAAATGTGTCGTTTGATGGTATTACAGGAACATCTAAATAAAAATAACGATAATAATTAATATTGGTATTATCAAATGGTGTTCCTAATCCCTGCGCCACAACATTATTTTGATATGAATTAAAATACACTTCTAAATCTGATAATAATTCAAAAGTCATATAAATATTACCAATACCACCAACACCACTATTGTTTTTAACAAATGTTGTAACACCTCCTGGTGTAGGGTCACAAACATATCTCACAGGGTATATTGGGTATAGATAACAAACTATTGCACTTCTAAAAACTGTACCCCCCCAAACTATAGTTCCTAAAGAATTAGTACTACAAATATTTCCATTCAATGAAGGTCCATTAATTTGTTGAAGTCCACTCCCCTCTATTATATACCTATATAGGTCCGTATTAAAGATAGAATTACAAGTACATCCTGATACTGCGGCACTAAATTCATATATACCACAAGACCCCTCATTAAAAGATACAGAGTTTGACATTAATTTATATGGAAGTGATGTAGTATCCAAACAAGTTTCACAATCAAAAGTATCTAAACAATTAAAATATAATTCCCAATTTGTTCTACTTATTGAGGCGTTTGGAGTTATTTCAATAAATATTTTATCATTTTCACTTCGTAAAAACTTAGTGAGATTTGTTATTTTTTTAAAAAATGATTGTGGGTAAACTTTCATCACTTTTGGTTGTGTTGTAAAATTTGTTTCAGTATATTCATCACCAACAGTCCAATATTCTAAAACAATTCCTGGTAGTGGATAGTTATCACTAACAAATCTTAGTTTAATTGTGTCACTAACGTTTTCGGCTTTAAATTGCCAAGCAAAATAATTGGTGTTAATATCAAGGTCAAACCCCAATGACAATGATTCCGGAACAGCATTAAAGGCCGCTCCATCTGAAAAATAAAAATTATTATAATTACCCCAATTCAAATTTGGACCTTGTCGATTACCCACACAATTTGATGGAAATACCTGAACTATTTGGTTTTTTAAACAATCAATGTTTGCTTGAACAAAACCTGTACCACCTGTTATTGAATAATTAATTCCATTAATTCGTATTTGTCTAATCATAGGTGCATAATATCCCGGAAGAGACATTCGATTGAATGGGTGTGTTTGGTCGTAAGGACCAAATAATGTCCCAAAACCTGATGTAAATTCTACTGTTGTATTATTGTCAGGTCCATACCAATCAATCACATAATCTGTGATGTTTGCATCAACAGAACCAACTAACAACCCCGCAATAATTTGACTGATAGTTGTTGAGGAAAACCCTGATATTTGAATATCAAATAAATCACATAAGTTATTTGGCGATAATATAAGATTATAACAACAATGAGATACAGTATCCTCAAATTTGATTTGCGTTGTCCCATCAGGTATATTAGTTAAAATATATGGACAATTTGATGTTAAATCCGAAAGAGATATATTTGTTTGAAATGCTGGTGAGTAATTGTTTGCGTTAGAATAAATATTCACATTACTACCTAATGGTAATGTTCCTATATTAGTTAAACAAATTGATGATGAAAATGGCATAAATTATTTTGTTTGTTTTGTTTATTTAGTTTAAATAAGGTGATAAACCTACTTGCCAATATGTTTTACCATCGACAATAATTGTCTTATTAGGACTACCTCCAGGGGTTATTACTTTTTCAATAGTTGTTACAGTATTTAAAGAATTCCCACTCCAAGCTTCAATACCTAATTCAAAGGCGACATTATCTATTCTACAAGCATAACCAAATTGACCAATTTGTGTTGTTGAACCGGGAACTTGAGATGACCCAGCAAAATTTAATCCAATTATTTTATATTCACCATTAAAATCTGCAATAAGGACAGAACCGGAATCACCCCCATAAATTGGAAAATTACAACCCTCACTTAATCTAGTGAAAACAATTAAATCATTAAAAGAAACCGTTCTGCCGGAAGTCTGTAAAGGATACGAACCAACAACAGCAGTTCCACCTAAAAGTTTTATTTTTAATCCACAATCACCAGATTTTACACCTGATGTTCTACCACTACTTAAAATTGTTCTTGGTGTTACAGTTAAACTATTGATTTCGGCGGTTGTCGCAAACTTCATAGGTTGATTATAATTAATCCCTAATTGAGTGAAAGATGTTGTGTTACTAACAGTGTTAGCACATAATGAAACTAACGCACCATCAACAGTATTTAATTCAGGTTCACTTTTTAATGGAACATATCTAACAACTTCACCAATTCTTGTTGATACTGAAGGAACAACTTCACCATTTTGATATGCTGAAGATTTATATTCATTAACAATAATATTACTATTTAAATTTCTATAACTAGTGTATGACGCGTCTTGGACAACAACGTGATTATTTGTTAATCCAACTAATGTTTGACTTAAACTATCTACAACGATTAAACCTAATGTTCCAACAGCGGGTGCTAAACGTTGTGCAGTTAAAGATATCCCACCAACTAATGGTCTATAACTCGCCCTGTTTGGAGGATTAACAGAACCTAATGGTGTCCAAGTATAACAACCTGGACTTATTAAAGGATTATTACAAACGACGGAATCAGCCATTGTAACAACTTGCCCAATTTCAAGAACATCTGTCCTATAAATTGTATCATTAATTTCAACAAATTTAGGTAAATGTTCATTTAATGGAATTTCATTTAATGGTTTCTTTTTTGGGACTGTAAAAACAATTGACATCTCATCGGTTTCAAACCCCTGAACTGTTTTACGACCATAACCAACACCAACATAATCAGGTGTGGTTTGATATAATTCGTTTAATTTATTTTTTATCTCTTGTGTAAACATAATTTGTTAATTTTTATATTATTCAATATGTACCCATATTGTGTATATTGTATTATCCGGTGTTTTAGTTGGTGTCGGTGTTGAAGTTCTTGTTGGCATTGGTGTAGGATAAATCACTGAATCAGATATAATATAAGTATACCCTGATACATTACAATCAATACACACTTCAGGACTTGTTGTGGGTGTCATAGTAGGTGTCGGTGTTGATGTTAACGTATTCGTCGGTGTTTGAGTCGGAGTTTCTGTATTTGTTGGTGTTGGTGTTTGAGTTGGGGTTTCTGTTATAGTAGGTGTTGGGGTTTGTGTTGGGGTTTCCGTATTAGTTGGTGTTTGTGTTGGGGTTTCAGTTGGTGTTGGAGTTGGTGTCGGAGTTTCTGTATTTGTTGGAGTTGGGGTTGGAGTTGGTGTCGGACACACTTTTGAATATTTAACGTTACAAGTTTCACAATTACCTTCCTGACTTAAAACTAATGTCTCCAAGTATTGAACCGAAACAAGTGTTTCATTAATAGCTATTGTACACCCTGAATACCCATCTGTCACAACATAGTATGATTCTCCAATATTTAATGATTGAACCAATGAACCCACTTTAAACTTAATAGTTTCATCACAACAATCTTGAAAATATCCAATAATTGGTGGTAATGGTGAAGATGTTACACTTGGTGTTGGTGTTGTCGTTGAGGTGTTTGTTGGTGTTTGAGTAGGTGTTTCAGTATTTGTTGGTGTTGGTGTACTAGTCGATGTTACCGTATTTGTTGGTGTGCTAGTCGATGTCACCGTATTTGTTGGAGTTTGTGTCATTGTTGGTGTTGGTGTGGATGTCATTGTTGGAGTTACTGTTGGTGTAACAGTATTTGTTGGTGTAGGTGTTGGTGTCGGACAATTAATTAATTGTATATTAAAATAAGTGTCTGTTGATAAACACGAACAACCTTCTGTAGGTGGTATTGTCGAAACCCATTGAGTGTAATCCCCAACAGGGTATTCAGAATCAATAAATAACTTAGAACATTCTTCATCAGTATCCGTATTTTTAACCACCCAACAAAGTTGTATGTTATCCCAATATATTAAAGCAGGATTACCATTTATTGTGGTTGTCCAAGATTTTTTACCATTTATTAACTCTTTTTCTTCAATAGGGAAAACCGTTCCACATTCTTGACTTATTATAAGACAAAAATTTGTTAACGGTGTTTGGGTTGGAGTTTTAGTTGGTGTTGGAGTTGGTGTTGGTTTAACACATTCTCCCGATATCACATAACTACCCGGACCGGATAATATTACAATACCATAGTAACATTCCGCACAAACTGTAAGTGTATTTCCAGGTATTGTATCCGTTCTATCTATAAAAATGGTGACAGGTGTTCGTTCACCACAAGGGATGTAACTAAATTCAGTGTATCCACGTCTACCTAAACCACCATCTAAGGTATAACTTTGACAACCTTTACAACTAGTTGGGGTTGGAGTCGGAGTTGGGTTAGGATTACAAGGATAATCTTCTAAACATTTTTCACAACCATCATATGAAATACCTGACCAAGTAAATGTTGGTATACTACCTTTTGGTGCAAAATCAATAATTGTCATACATAATTTAGAGGTAGTTAATATTGTCATACCAATATCAAAAGTTGATGGTAATATTATTACACCCGAAAGACGACTACAACAAGATAATACTCTATACGGTAAATTTCTTATTTTACGAGTTGGTGTAAGTGTTGGTGTGGATGTTGGTGACGGTGTTGGACAAGGAATTACTAAATCACAATATTCATTGTAATTAGGTATATAAATCTGATATGTACCATAATAATAAGGATTATCATAATAATATGGTAAAGTGACTTGACCAATAAAAATAGTCCCCCCCGAACAAGGGAAAAAGGTTATTTCGGCTAATTGTCCGTTATAATTTGTTGTTGTTATCTCTAAAAATGTTCCCATATTGTTTTATTATTATGATTGTGATGTTATAAATGTTACGTTACAACAACTTGGAACTTGTGATGCCCCACCCACCGGTTTACCAATATTATTTACTTGTGTAACGGTATAAGGAAATGTTATACTTATTTGTTTTAGATTTGATTCACTAAAAATATAAATACCTCCGTCTATTATACCTAAACCAAATGGTTTAGGTGCTGTGGTTGTAATATTTTTATCAAATTCAATTGTCCAGATATTACCAATTAAAACATATTGTGAAATATAATACGACAATGGATTACCTGAACTAAATGATGTTAGTATAATTTTACCATTTGTTGTGTATATAAAATCCCCTGAAATATATCTTCCTAAAGGCAGCGCAAATAAATTTTCTATTGTGCAGGTATTGTTAGGGTTTAATGTGATTTTAATTACAGTATCACTACCAACACCACTAATTTGTGTTGAAGAAATTAAATGAGTATCATCAATGGCACATAACCCCGGTCCTAAATTAACACTTATATTAATAGTTCGATTAGCTGTGGATGAAAATGGGTTTAATGTTATGTTAGATTCATATATTTGTCCTATACTGTTATATCTCCATAATTTATTAATTGTGTGAGCAACATCACCACCAAGTGATTGTGGGATAGTATTTAAATTTAACAATGTAGAAACATTGGTGTTTTTATCATATGAGTAAAACAAAGTACTTGAAGTTTGGTATATTACCGAACATTGAGGTACTACTATTGTTCCTTTTGTTGGTGTAACAGTAGGTGTTGGAGTTTTTGTTGGTGTTGGAGTTTGTGTTGTACAAGTAATTAATCTTGTACCAAAATAAGTATCGTCTGATAAACACGAACAACTCGGTGTTACATTTCCAACAGACACCCATTCGGTGTAATCACCAATAGGGTATTCTGAATTAATGTATAATCTAGAACACAATTCATTTGTGTTAGTATTTTTAACAACCCAACAATATTGAGTAGTATCCCAATATATCATAAAAGGATTACCAGTTGCGGTAGTTCCTGTCCAATATTTTTTACCACCCATTAAACCTACTCCTTGAGTAGGATAAACATAACCACAACCAGATTCACCCACTATTTCAATACAATAAATTGTTGGAGTTTGAGTAGGTGTAGTTGTATTTGTAGGTGTTTGTGTTGGTGTTTGAGTTGATGTCTTAGTTGGTGTTGGTGTTATTTGACACCCACTAACATTATATGGATTATTATCATATATACAATAAGCACCACTATTCAACACATTCCAAATTGTTTGGTTAGCAATATTTGGTATTGAAGATAAATTTCTATATGACGTTTCTCTTAAATCTTGAGACATCCATTCCTGTGTCCCAATACAAATTGTGTTATATGTTTTTCCGTCGTTTCCAATGTAAGTGCCTGTTTGTCCCGGATTTAATGCTGTTGTATTTTTTACTAATCTAATTGCATACCCATTAAGGTGTGATGGTGCCCCATCCACAGTTACAGTACTAAGACTAGAATTTAAACTCATCACATAAGAACCACCACTATTATATGGTGTTATTGAACGATACACTGATGAACTTTTTTGAGATGTGAAGAAAAGATTATTTCTACTTCCATTACCAATAGCACTAAACCCTGAACTATTAGTCGCATTTATATTGTTTGAGTCCCAATATGTGGTAACATCAACTAACTTTAATGAATTACCATTATTACCAACAGAAGAAACAAGTGTATCTAAATTAGCCTTTGTTGGTACCACCCAATCATCATTACTAGTAAGTGACTGAGTTGTTGTACCGGTTATTGCATAAAAATTATATAAATACCCAAAACAAGGTGGACTTGGTTTTGTTGGTGTTGGTGTAACCGTAAGTGTGGGTGTTATTGTATTTGTAGGTGTTTGTGTTGGGGTTATTGTATTTGTAGGTGTTTGTGTTGGGGTTGGTGTTGGGCTTAACAAAATAACCTCAAAATCAATATCACAAACTAATGGTGTAACTGTTGGTGTAACAGTAGGTGTTGGAGTAGGAGTAGAACAAACCGTTCCTGTATTATCAAAACAACTTTGACAATCTTTTTGTTTTATTAAACCAATATAAGAATACACAAATTTTGGTCTATCAATTAATTCTATAACTGTCGCACAACCATTAAAACCTGAACTTTGAACAAAATACGTCCCATCATATCCACCATCAAATGATGGCATCTCTGATATTATAAAAATATTTGAACTATCACAACAATCAACAAACCCCACCACAACAGAAGGTAATGGTGTCCCCGTTGGTGTTGGAGTTGCAGTATTAGTCTGTGTTGGTGTAGGTGTTACCGGTATTACATTATACGTTAAAGTATTAGATGTAAATGTCGGACATTCATTATTAAATTGACTAATATTAAAATATATTGTTGGAGGTAATGAACCTGGTATTGTAATACTTCTTGGTGATGAACAACTACCTGATTCACTATTAAAAGTAATATTATCTGACGACCAATTAACTAACATTGTTGTACAAGGACCCGTTACTGTAAAATACAATAGGAATGTGTTCCCACTACTAATTAAAACAGTATTTAATTCAGGTCTAACACAATCTTTTTTAGTTGTTGGTGTTGGTGTTGGAGTAACTAAACAAAGGTTTTGTGTTGATGTTGGAGTTGGTGTTGGAGTTTCTTTAATAACTTCACAAGGATACTTTGAAAGACAAAATTTACAATTTTCATAATATGATTGTCCATAAGACACTATATTATCCATATCCATATCACAAACAATATTTAATTTTTGAATTGTATAACATATTCCATCACTCCCTAAAAGACTATTACCAACCACAATATCTATGAAGGATGGTATTTTTATCATACATTTTTCAGTATCATCACAACAACTTGTAACATATGCCGATATATATTTTGGAAAAGGTCTTGGTTTTATAGGGTCAATTTCAATTGGTCCTCCAATAATAGGAACATTAAAGTATTGTGAAGGTCCATTATCTGTTAATATAATATCAGAAAATAGTGTGTATAAATTTAATCTATCGAAATCTTCATCAATAATAAGTTCAGTTATACCCTCTTTACTACCTGTAAAGATTGAAACTGAAGAATCAATAATTATTGGGTCACCCGTAGTAACACCTAAAACATTTTTAAATGTTACTGTGATATCAGTATCCACCGGATATCTTGATGTTACGGTGTATAATACACCTATTGAACCCGGATAATATTGTGGAACAATAGTGATAGTATTTTCATCCGGATTCTCAATAATATCCGGATTACCACAACAAGGGAATGTTGAGGTATAACAAGTATTATACTCTAAATCGTCAGCAATAAACGATTCTTGAACATATATAAATAATTTTTCTCTAATAGGTAATATGACATTACCTTCAAATGTTTTAATTAAAAATTGCCCTTCATATCTACCTTCAATACTTGTATCTTGTTTGGTAAATTGATAGTAAATGTAGTATTCAGGTTCGGCATTTGGGTCGTCAAATATTTTTTCAACAAACCCTCCCGGTCTTGAAGTTATCTTAGGAATCCCTGTCTCAGAATTAACCATAGAAAAGAATATGGTGGATGTCTCCAATAATTCCATAAAATTATTGTAATCACTTCTACCGTCTTTAACTACCTGTAATTTTAATAAGGGTAAGGTTGCGTTTTTCTTTATAAAAAATTCCATCTAAAGTTTTTATTATAAATACTTCATAATATGGAATTAGCTTTCTTTTCTTAAAGAACCGTCATAGTGTTCAAATCTGTTATGTTCCGTTGGTGTTAATAATAATAACCCCGGATTAATGTTACCTTTCACCGTTTCTTGATAAGCGTAAGACATCAGAGTTTGTTCAAATGGGTGAGCCCATTTAGTTTCTAAATAACATTTATAATTTCCGGATTTTGTTAACACAATTGGCCAATTACATAAGTAAATTTCTCCTGACACATAAGGTAATCCTTTATGAATATTAATTTCGTTAAATTTTGTTTTTGGGGAATTTGGGTCTAACCCCTGAACCGGTAATTTTTTATTGTTGGGCCAATGAGATTGTCTAAAATCCTGAGGAACATTATACCAACTCCATTGAACACTATTATCACCAAAAAATTCACTAAAATTTAATTTTAAAAAATCAAAATTTTCTTTTTTTACAATGTCTAATGATTTTTGATATAAATTGTTAACAAATCTTGGGAATCCATTTCTACAAACCTCATCTTTTTTAGGGTGAAATGCCATATCATCCTCAAACCACCAACAAAAATCTAAATCAGTTTCTTCAAAATGTTCGGCAACAAATACTCTACCCCCAACAATACCAATATTATCTTTCTTAATATGTTCAAATCCATACTCTTCACATAATTCAATATATTGTGGTGTTGTAGATAAATCCGTTGAGTTATCTAATAAGAATTTTTTTGGTTTATTAATAAAGTCAGCATCATAATCTAACATTGATTTTATTAAAACCTCCAATTGTTTTGGTGAGTTAAATGTAATAACATAAAGTCCAACTTTTGAATCGTCTAAATTATTTGTGACAACGTCATCAGACACTTCAGATTTAATCTCAACTGTCATATCTTTTAAGTCTTCAAAAAATTTACCCATTAAACCATTACCTTCTATTTCAGAATAAGTTATTAAATCTGGGTATTTGTACGTCATAATTGTAAATAATGACTCTTCTGTCCCCATCAATCCTTGAGATAATGTATCATTCATTAAACCATAATATATACTATTAATTTCTGATATAACATCTTTTTTACCCCCAAAGAATCCGGCTCTTGCAACCATATTAACGGGTTTCCCTGCCAATTCACATAACTCAGAATATTTAAATCCGTGGATTTCACTATTTGTTTCATAAGGGAAACAAACAAAATGAAAATTCTTAACTAATTGGGGTAGTTTGTCTAATACTTTGTCGTGCGTAAAATATCCTGGATGGATTGTATTGGTTAATCCAGCATCAACCCAAAACATATATTCTGAATCAAACTTATCTAAAATTTTCGCATCGTGCAAAAGAAATACTTTGGACATAACCAAAGGGTTGTACATCTCTAATTTGGCTTGTGTCGATTCACTTAACCATCCAACTTGATTATACCAATCAGGGTTAGTTCTTATTTGTTGTATTTTATTGAAAAAATCATTGTTTTTAAACCAAGATAAATCTCTACGAACAAATTGAGTATTTTCACTACGTCTATTATTTAATACAAATTTTTCTAATTCTTCGTCACCAAAAATTATCATATTAACATCAACTTGTAATAGTTGTTGAAATTTATCTAAATAATGTTGGAATGACCTCGACCATCCTTCTTGAAGGTCTCCTCGACCTATATCCCATAAACCGGTTACTATAGTTACTGACATATTATATTTTTGTTTTACAAACCCAAACAACGTTATCAAAAACGTCTTTTTTATAACTTATTAAATTATTTTTAACACAAGCATCTTCGATGTCCTTATCGGAAATTTCGTGCCAATTCCATATTTTATTATTAACATTTGATTCAAATGTTTCCGAGTCTTGGGAATAATCGTGAGCCATTATAAAGTCACCCGGTTTAATGTAATTTGATAATAAATTAAACTCACCTATTTTATCACCACCATCACAAAGAACTAAAGTTACTCCATCATTATTGATAAAATCTATAACCTCTTGTTTAACTTCGTCATAGTTAGGAGTAAATACATTTTCCACTCTAACATCAACACCTTCCGATTTCATATCTTCATACCAAGAAAGTTCATTAATGTCGTAAGAGATAATGTGAGAATTAATACCAAGTTTTTTACAGGTATAATTTAAGAATGACGTAAACCCACCTATTGATGTACCTATTTCTAAAATTTGTTTAGGTTTAATATCATTTAAAAAATAATGAAACGTTTCAAAAACATTTGGATTTTGTTGAGCTCCCCAAGAGCCGTTATATACCGAAACACTATCATTGCATTTTAAATCGGATTTTTTAGTTATTTTATCTTCGTAATTCATAGTAAGAATATAAGTTATGGTTAATTATAAATAAAGTTTTTTTAACAAATTATTGTTTTGTCCATATGATATCCTCATCAAAAAATGTAAATTCGTTAGTCAATTCAATTAACGAATTATGTAAATATACGTCATCTTGTCCACTACAAATTGAACCTATTAATGTATAACCTTTTGATTTTAAAAATTCTCTACTTTCTGAAATTCTTCGTGTATCACCCTCTCTATTGTTATCAACCTCAAATGTGATAATATTAAAAGTATATTCATCAAATGGTATTTTAAACAAACATTCCAATGACAAATCTGGTGGCTCTAAATCCATACTTAAATAATCTATATTTATTGGTAAGTTATTTTCTTTAAATAACGACGAATAATTAATCGTTAAAGCATCTGCTAAAATTAATTTTGTGTTTCTACAGTCATCCCATACCATACCATCTTCTTCAGTGAACATATGAATATCAATTGATATCCCACCCCAATTAAAGTTATTTTCCAAGACATAAGTATTGTTGATAAGTTTAGGAAATCCGCAACCAACATCAACAAAGGTGCCGTTCATTTTATTTTTTAAATATTTTAAGACAAGTCTATCTTGTCCAATTTGTGAGTAAAAATCCATTTTATTATATTATTAGTTTAATTTTTTATACTTTTTAAAGTGGTAATATTGGGTATTCAGGGTAATATCTTAACGTATTAGAAACATTGGTTTGATTATATAAACAAGAGAAAGATAAAAAAGCGGAAAACCAATTTGCAATCCTATATATTTTCTCACATTTTGACAGTAAATACATATCACATAATGTTTCTTTTAAAATTTCAAATAAATCGTCATCGTTAATTTTTAATTCCCTAATACTGTCGTGTACGTTAGGAAAAACAAACTCATTGATATAGTAGTTAGTGTAGTTACTATTTTTTAAATACTCCTTTACTAAAAATTTATTTGTCGAAATAAACACAATTTTATCGTGGTTTTCTTCTAAAATATTATTTATTTCTAATTTGTAATTTTCTAAATCAGATTCAATATTATCCTCATTATCTGATGAAAATGGTCTATAATGTAATCCAATATAATTATCACCTATCTCTTTAGATTTTAATTCACAATATTTTGTTACCTCATCACTAAATAGGTTAATTTTTGGTAAATCATCTCTATAATACCAAGAATGTTTTACGTGTTTAATGTTATCAAATTCGTCACTTTTTTCATCAACAAATACTGTATGAATATGTTCATAGTTATATACCTTAATTAAATCTTGACTTAAATCATCATTAACTGTTTCAAGATTACCTATCACAATTTCCAACTCATCTAACAAATCTAATTTAAAAATTCTTTTAAATATGTTTCTGTCTTCACTATACATTTTATAAGGGTTACGACCTAAATCAATGATTGTTTTAACCTCATATCCAATTTTTTTTAATTCTTCTTGTAAATAATAAATTTGATAAAGATTTGTATACATATCTCCTAACCCACTATTAAATGACGCGGTTATGACTGATTTCATATGTTAAAATTTTTTATATCGTGCCACATCATATAGAAAGGTTTTGCTGTATTTTTTTCTTTATTCCACATAGTGTAGTGATAATCATCGTGTTCTCCAGATGCAAACGCGTTAAACATAAGTGTAACCTTTTCATCGTCACCAATTAAATCATATGACGGTTTCATAATTACTTCTTCTGTGCAAAGTATGTTTTTTTCTAAAATTTTCTCAGTGAATTCCCAAAATAAATTTATGTATTTTTTTAATATTTGAACATCACCACCAACCATACCACCAACCGGGT